TTATTAAAGGTTTCATGTTGTTTGCCTTTTAAAACAACATAACTGTTTTCTGGCAAATCATTTGCAATTCGTTCATCATCGGATGTTGGAGCGACAGACCCCCAGTGCTCACTTTTTTTCTTGGGCTGCATGTTGTAGGCTTTTGCTGTTTCATAATCAAAATCACTGCCTTCTGGGTCAAATGTAGCCATATCAACAATTCCAAGCCCGCAGGCTTTTGTTAATCCGGCTGTTTGGGTCTTTCGCTGTTTTCTCTGAAGTCAACTTCGCTTTCATGCCTGACATTCTTGCACAGAATGACTTCTTCCTTGATCCGCCCTCTGGTTGGGGAGGCTTTAAATTCATCCCCTCCTTCTTTGCGGATGCCCGACCTTTGGCGTTTAAACCGCCTTTCGGATTCTTTCCTTCTTTGCGTTGCCATGCTGGGGACTTAGCCATAGAACACCGTTATACCAGTCACAGTACCCGTACTTGTTGTCAAATACAACCCAGTGGAAGCCAAAATACCTTCTCCGGGAATTAACACGGAAGTCGTATTTGGTGTGCCAAGGCTTGCTATGTCCATTGTGTATAAAACCTCAGCCGAAGCACCACCATCTCGAATTTCAAACGTGGCTGCTGTACTGGCTTTCGGAGCCACAACAAAACCACGTAAACGAGTACGCCCTGTATAGTAAGAACCAGCCGCACTAAGGTGTGCGCTTTTAACGTCTGTTTGCATCGTCATGTGATGCTCCTAATTAGTTCTGTGTGGCAGAAGGCGTTAATGCACCGTTTGAATTGGCTACCATGTAACGGAACGTAATCTGAACAATACCAGCAGTGCTTGGTGAGCCTGTGGTAAATGTTGGGGTTGCGGACACAATTACGTCAGTACTACCAATACCAATTCCATTGGGAGCTGCGGTACTAGAAGCGCCAGCATAAGCTGTTACTTGGGTGGTTGTAAGCGTTGGGCTTTGACGACCAGCAGTCAAAATAGTCGTTGAAGGATAATACAAGTTAGCAGTTGTACCGTCCCCAATTGTCATTACTGCGGCTGTAACTGTGCCTGACAAAGTAGTCAAGGTATCAACAATTACGTCAACAATATGTGAGCCAGCGGGTAATGTAAAACAAGTAATGGCGGTGGCAGAAGTAGCGCCCACCATGTTTAACTGGACAGTCTGACAAACCAGTGTTGCGCCAGTATTTTGAATCGTACCAGCAGTTGTGCCAGTTGTGTTTTTTACAGTGCCCAATAACCAAGGGCCAAGGTGAGTTGCGAATCCCATGAGGATCTCCTTACATACAAGTTAAGCGTATCAGTCGGTATGTCGTCTGCCGGGACAGTTTGATACGCCGGAAAGCCCGGAATAGTTCTAATATACACCAAAAGAAAAGGGGGCACAAGCCCCCTTTTCTACTCTATCAAGAACCTGCTGATCCCCAGATTCCCAATGGGTCTGACCAACCGAATGAATAACGCTCACGAGCTTTGTAACGGACGTTGCCCGTGTCGAAGTCTCCATCCATTGAGTTAACCAAAGCCATACGCTCAAAGTGCTTCAAGCCGTTAGGTACGTCAGTCGTCAAATACCAACCGTTTGAATCGGTCAAGAAGTGATTAACACAGTAACCTTCAGGGATTGCGCCCATTTGTTTCAATGCGTTGATGTCATTGTCAGTAGTGCCGACGCGGAGTTCGGTATCTAACAGACGTTTTGCAACGAACATTAAAGCTGGGGGAACAATCAGCTTACGTGGTTTAGCGGCGATCAAAAGTCCACGCTCATCTGTCCAAGCAGCGATCTGAATAACGGCGGCTTCCAAGGAAGTCTCGTTCAAATCAACTTGGGTTGTAGGAGTGTTGGAGTTTGTACCACCGTTCACCAATGGGTGAGCAGTATTGAACAAAGAAACATTGTCGCCACCAAGGTAAGCCGCGCTGAAACCGTTATTGACAACGGAAGCAGCTTTAACTTGCTTGGTGTACGCCATAGCACGGGCCAACGCTTTGGTATAACGTGCAGACAATGAGTCATACAAGTTATCTTCCACAGCTTCTTCAGTGATGGAGAAGCCTAAAGCAATAGTCTCGTGGTTATAGCGAGCCGTGAAAGCTTCTTGCGCATTGTCATAAGCAATGGAAGAACCTTCATTTTTAACAGGAGCAGCGGAGAAACCAGCAAGCTTGGTCTCTTCTTCAAAGCTACGCTCAGATTTCTCTGTTTCGTAAAACTCTTTATGCTCTTCGCCGTAACGTGCATACTCTAAACCGAACAATGCGTTCAAGCCTGGGAGTAACTCTTTTAATAGTTGTGCGCGGGAAATAGCCATTTTATATTACTCCTTATACACCAGTAGTATTGTTCATGCTATGGAAGTTTCCGTTCCATGTCACTAATACTTCAGGGAAGCCAACAAAACTCACTGATTGTGAGGCAATAGTAACTGCGGAGTTTAAAGTCAATGTTGTTGAATTGACGTTAGTGACCGTAATATAGTTACCTTGAGCACATCCAGTACCTGTAGCAATTACTTGCATACCAGCCAAAATTGCGCTGTTTGCTGCACCTAAAGTCAAGGTTGCTGAAGAACCTGAAGTAGAAGCAGTAGCAGAAACAACAACGGCGCTTTCAGAAACAACACCAATAACACGGAAAGGTGCTGCGGCTGTAACACGCGTGTTACCTGTACCGTTAGAAACAACACCACCTGTTAAGGCAAGGTATGAATCACCAGTAGTTGTAGAACCAAGGTTGGCTGTCAATGGGTACATATTACTACCAACAAAAGCTGGGTTCACATAACCGACAGTTACGTTGAGTGTATTAGCCAGAGAAGTAGCTTGACCAGCAACAACAGCTTTAAACACAACGCGAGGATCATCAATTACGTAAGCAACAGCATTGTTTGATACGGTACTTGCAGGCCAGTATTGACTCTGAATGATTTGACCCATTGAGTTTGTATATTGGCAACCAAGAAAAACACCTATCGTACCTGCAATTGCGGCAGTGGGACTTGATGCGGCAGAATAGCTACATGTAACAATTGAACCATTTGCGGTCAACTGAACAATATCGCCATAGTACAAATTGGTACCGTAACCAGTAGCAATAGTGTACATACTGGTGGAACCAACATATGCTAAACCACCATACTCTTTCAGTGGTTTTAGCCCGTAGGGGGCTGAGACGCTTGGATAAGCCATTTAAGGACTCCTTAAGTTATTTAGAACCAGAACCAAACCCAGATCCGCGACTGACTGTTGACTTGCGGTCAGAGAACAGCGGCATCCTTGGATCATTGTTTCGCATAAAGTGATTGTCAACTGAGTCCATCTGATTTTGCGCTTGTTTGTTGAAATACTCGTCACGGGCTTTGGCTTGTTCAGAAGGTTGTTTGCATAGCATCAACCCACCAATCTCGACGTTGCCTGTCTTTTCATTCGCCTCAAGCATAAGCTCTGGATGGTCTACTGCCTTCACTGGCACCCAGCCATCGCGCATCTTACGAGACACGTTGGTTGGATCGGCTTGTCCCATAATATGCGTCGCTATCCAGCGATAGACATATCCGGGTTCCGGTGTCGGATCGGGCAGTGTGCTCGATGGTGTATATACATACCGAGCGTTTTTGTCGCGTGAAGTTGTGTCACGATTTGATCTGTTATCAGCCATTTTGAGCCTCCAATTTAGCTACTTGTGCAGCGTATTGCTGCGGGGTTAATCCAAACTTTTTTGCCAACGCAACTTGCGTGGTAGTTAGTTTGACCTTTCCTGCGGACGTAGAACGACCAGCAGGCGCAACAACAGTTGAGGGCCGTCTATTGACTTCAACAGATTTTTTGTCTTCAGAACCACCGAATACTTCAGGGAACTTCGACTTTATGCGAGCATCAATTTGCTCGAAATACTCATCATTGCGGGGGTCTACACCTCCGTTGACTAGTTTTTGATGCAGTCCTAGTGCGTAACTGGTAACTTCCTCAAACCCCGATGCACCAAACCACTGGTTTTTTGCCTGCCAGCGCAGTGACTTTTCGTCTGGTTGAACCTTTTGAGGTTGGGTATACTGCGTTTGTACCTCATTCCTTTCCTCTTGTAAAGGGGGAACACGATAATTTTTTACAGTTTCTAGTTGCATTTTAGCATCAGTCAAGGCTTCTTGAGCTGCAATGATGGCGTCTGTGTC